CGCTCGAGGAGGTCAGCAGCCGCGCGGTACACATCGTAGGTTTTGCCGCTGATGTAGACCGGCGGCAGCGTTGTCGCCGAGAACTGCCAGTGACCGGCGACGGGTTCCGAAAGCGAGGGCGTCACCACATTTACCAGGAACTGCTTGAGCACCAGGTCATCCTCCCAGTCGCCGAGCTCCGTGTAGTAGTCCAGGTATTGAATAAGCGAGCCCGTATAGGTGGGCAGCGGCTTCATTACCTGGTTCTTCACATCCATACGGGACGCATCCATCACATCCTGGATCTGGTCATCTGTCCAGATCTGGCTCGATCCTGCCGGGTCATTAATCAGCAGGCGCACCCGGCTAATGAGTGCGGCCATCGTGCTGCGCGCCATACGCTGCGTGCGCCTCCTTTCATTCGTTTGCCGACGCCGGGTGGGCGACGGGCTTACGGGCGACCCAGTTCGATGTCCCCCTGGTAGGTGATGGTCGGGCTGGTGCCGGCACCGGCGAAGTTGGCGGACAGACGGACCCAGATGCCGTTGGCCACATTGGAGGGCGACACCTCGAACGGAATCGCGAGTTCGCCGCTTTGCGCGGTCGTGGACAGCGTGATGGGATCAGCCTGGAACTCCGTGTTGTAGGTCGAGCCGCCATCGCGGCTCACATCGATTGAGAACACGACCGTGTTGGAGCCACTGGCGTTGCTGGCCGCGCTGTAGATGACGCGCGCTTTGAGCCCACGGCGCGGCGTGCCTGCGACCAGTTGCAGACCCGCCCCATTAAAGGTCGCAGTCTTGGTGACCTGGGGCTGAAGCTGAATGAGGGCATCAGTTGCCATGATCGATCGTCTCCTTTCTGCCCAATCAGGCCAGCTTGAGGTCAAAAAGCCGACCAATACTACGGGTACTGGCGTTCATAAAGCCGATCGCCCAGTCGATGAGCGTTCGGTAGATCGCGCCGTTATAGATCAGGCCAAGGTCCTGGACATTGGGCGGCTCGAATTGCCAGCCAAAGAAGTGGTCGGAATCAAAATTAACCGCATAGATCGAGGTGTAGGTGCCACCCGTATCGGCGCTGCCATTCGCGGTTTCGGTCACGGTGATGATACGCGTCTGCTGGTCCTGCTTGTAGCCAGGGTCGCGAATGACCGCGCCCTTATACATCTCAATCGTGCGGTTGAACTGGTCCTGCATGATCGAGAAGCCACCGTTGGTGCCCAGCGTGCGCATTGCGAAGGCGAAGCGGCGCTTCATGACCTCGTTCATGTACAGGACGACCCCGGTGCCTTCAGGCGAGTCCACCGACCAGAGGAGCTGATCCAGGAATTCGATAAATTGATTGGCGGTCGCGGTCGTGATGCCGGCCTGCGAAAGGTTGCAGCCGCCAGCATCAATCTTGTTTTCCGGGCGCACGCCGTACTGGCCGCCATTGTCGATGCGGAAGCGCAGCCCGATCGGCGCATTCTGATCCCCTGTGACATGATCGTTCTTGAAGAATTTGTAGTTCATGTCATAGGTGAGAGCCTTGAGGTACGCCTCGGTTTGCGTCGCACGCGGGTCCACAATCGCGTTCTCTTCCTCAACGAGGAATTTGTCCACGTCAATGTAGTTGCGGATAAAGAACGCCTGTTCCTGGTAGGCCGTGGGAGTGCCTTTGGTGGTAACCCCCTCTGCATTGAGCGGCGACCAGTTAACGGTCGGCAAATTTCCTTCAAAACGCACCCCATTGGCAATCAAGGTTTTTTTGTTGATAAGAGGCACGTCCTGTATAACGTTGGAGTAGAGGATCAGGCTATAGGTCACAGCCTGAACCAGCGGATCGTTGGACATCAAGGCGTAGTCCGCCAGCGTGACAGTCCCCGATGCAATAGCCATACAAAAGGCTCCTGGTTATTCTGCCAGGAGCCGGTCTCTCTCGTATAACGAGCGACAGGTTCGTCGCGCGCGCAGGCATCCTGGCACTACTGCGGGCGTTTGTACACGTCCGCCAGGCGCACAGGCTTGCCAGGCGTCGCAGAATTGGGCGGCGCGATCGCGGACCGACCCGGATTCATCGCAGGGACGGTCGGCGGGCGAAGAGCAGATGGCCCGGCCTGCTGGCCCGGTGGTGTTCCACCAGGCGAAGAGCCGTGCTGCGGCGGCGGACTCGCGAGGGCTGGAGCCAGGTAGGGCTTATTCTTCAGCAGCTTTTCGAGAAGTTCCCTGGCATTCTTGGGCGTGCCATCGTCTTCGTACTCCAATTCGCTCCAATCGAGCAACCTGGTTGCGGCGTCGGGATCGATAATGCCGAGTTTCGATGCCTGCCGTTCTACCTCGTAACGCACCAGGCGCTCTTGCATCTGGCGTACATAGACATCGTGGGCAGCCTGGAGTTCGGCGTGCTGCTTTCTGGTTCGCTCCAGCTCGCTCAGTTGCGCGTCTTCCGCGGCCTTTCTCGCGGCCTCCGCCTCGGCCTCCTTCTTCTCGTAGGCCGAGAGCTTTCTGCGATGCCGTTCGAGTTCCTCTTTGGCATTGCTGTGCGCGTGTTCGATTTCAGCAATCCGCTTCAACGCCTCCTCAAGCGTAAGCGAGGCTGCCGGGGGCGTCGCGCTCCCAGGAGCAGGGGTGCCCGTCGCGGGCGGATCTGGCTGGGGCATCGCGCCCGCGCCAGATGAGGGTTCGTCTGTCATAAGTGTAATCGATCCTTCCACAATAGTCAAGTAATGAATACTCAATCAATGAATATCAGTAGCGGCGCGCCAGTTTCACCTGCTGGTCAGCGACAAATGCCTGCACATCGGCGCGGATCTGCCGCAGCGTGAGCACCTCCTCGATCACGTCCTGTAAGATGTCGCGCGCGGCATCATAAGGCGCCACGTTGACGTGCGCCGAGCCCTCATCGAGCGCGAGCAGGGCGGCGCGCATCTCATCTTCGGTGCGCAGGCGGCTTCCCGGCCTTTTCCCTTCTGCTTTTGCCATCATTGTGCCATATTCTTCAAGCTATCCGGCACCTCCATCCTGGCTTCGGCATAGGCGCGGATGAGCGCGCGAGCAGCCTTCTTCTTCTCAGCCGGCGAGACATTTTTGAGGCCGCCACGCGCGCCAGCAAGGGCGGCGGCGGCGGCGCTGAGCGCGTTTTTGTTGATATCGCCGTTTGGTTCTTTGATGGGGAGTTTGCAATTAGCTTGAATCTTATCCTTGCCTGCTGGATTCGTATCGATCAGGCAGGCAGCACAAAATGCGTCAGTGTCTTTGTAACGGGATGCCGATCCATCCCACGGGCGGTCGGTTACGGCCATCGGTTTCCACTCCTTTTCGTGTCTCATCAGGTTTCGTGAGCTTTTTCATGCCTTTGGGCGGCGAGATCGCTGGTTTCGCCCTGGGCTTGCCAGCATTCGGGTTGTTGGCTTTCAGTCGCATATCTTTGGGGGTACTGGTTTTCGGCTTCCCACCCATCGTGTCCGTCTCCTTCCTCCTGCTATTCTTTCACCAATGCTTTCAAGGGCTTTTCGTAAATCGAGTGACCCCACGTCTCGTCGTGCTTGTGTCCAACCACGTCACTGAGCGAGAAATCTCCCTTGCTCCAGCCCTGGTATTTGGCTCCCAGGATCGCGCGCTGTGTTTGTTCGCTCTGGCCAGCCAGCCAGTCCTCGCCGCTCTGGATCTGTGGTCGTGTGTCAGACAGATCGCTTGTATCCACATCTGGACCCAGGATGTCTGACCACGACTTCGTTTTTGGAACAGGTGCGCATCGGCAATTCACATGGCTCTCCAGGTCCTCAGAAAGCGGGTGCTCGGTGCCGTTCATCGCGATGCAGGCGGCGCACGTCCGCCTGGAGAGATCGGCGCTCCAGATCCACCCCTCGACCGCATCGGCGTTGGCGCGGTAGGTCTCGTTGGCCGCGCCACGATAGGCCCGGTTCATCTCCGTGCGCGCGATGGTGAGCGCCCGCTGGCGTGGCTCATCAAGTATCTGATTGATCGAGCGCGCGACCTGGCGCGGGTTGTCGCCCAGCGTGAGACCGCGAATGAGTGCGCTGGCCACATCGGCGGCGGCTTTTTCGCCAAAGCCAGCGAAGAGATCGGCGAGTGGCGACCCTGCCTGCGTGGCCCCCACCAGGTCCGCGATCGCCCGCGGCGAGGCGACGCCAAAGGCCCACTCGATTCCTTCGGGCACCTGCGCCGAGAGCAGGTCCGCCGCCGCGCTCTTGCCGAGCGCCACCCCGATGTGCTGGAGCTGGCCGACGGCGAGTTGCGCCTGCGCGCCATAAGCATTCACCTGGCTGATAATCAGCCGTTTCAGCTTCTCCAGCCGGCCAGCCTCATAGAGCCAGGACAGCGGGATCTGCTCGCCTTCGGCCAGCCGCTCGATCATCTCATCATACAGCCGATCGAGCTTCGGCCCGATCACGGCCAGGGTATGTTGATAGCCAGCCTCGAGCGCCTGGACCGCTTTCGCCTCGCGATCGGCGAGCAGCGTTCGATATCGCTGGATGATCTGCGTGATGCGACCAGGCGTACTCATTGACTGGTCGTCTCCCTCCATGCACGCATATCAGGGATCGACGCACGTATGTGTGTTTCCAGGCTGCCTGTTCTCTCTTTGCCGCATTCATCGAGATATTCTATTGGGTCGCTGCCTCTTTCAAGCAGACGGCCAGCGATCCTGATTGCCGGCACCGTGCGAAAACAGGCCA